ACCTAAATATGTACGGGCAAACTGTACAGTTTATGTAACTGGCACTATCACGGCTAAGATTCTTTACTAATATGAAAAAGACCAAAGCACAAGCCAAGATTAGCAAAGTCATGCGTGAGTACAAGGCGGGTGAGTTGCACTCAGGCAAGGGTGGTAAGGTTGTTAAATCTCAGAAACAAGCGATTGCTATTGCTTTGTCTGAGGCAGGAAAGGCGAAGAAGAAATGAAACAAGGACTTTATGCCAATATCAATGCCAAACAAGCAAGAATTAAGGCTGGCTCTGGTGAACGTATGCGGAAAGTTGGTAGCAAAGGTGCGCCAACTGCCAAAGCGTTTATTGAGTCTGCTAAAACCGCAAAGAAACCAAAAAAGGTGAAGTGATGAAAACTCCTGCTTGGCAACGCTCCGAAGGTAAAAATGCCAAAGGAGGGTTGAACTCCAAGGGAAGATCATCTTATAATGCGGAAACTGGTGGCAATCTGAAAGCACCAGTAAAGTCGGGGGATAACCCTCGCAGAGCAAGTTTCTTGGCTCGTATGGCTGGCAACGATGGCCCTGAGTACGACAAGAAAGGTGAACCGACAAGACTGCTTCTTTCGCTCAAAGCATGGGGTGCATCCTCAAAGGCTGACGCAAAGGCAAAGGCTAAGTCTATTTCTGAACGAAATAAGGCAAAAGCGAAATGAGAGCATTATCAGTTGGAGTTAGTCCCACAGCGGCAGTAGACACAACAGTGTATACCTGTCCTAGAGGTTATTACTCTAAATTTACTGTAATGTATATACACAATACAGGCGGGTCTACCAAGCATATAACTGTTCAATGGTTTGACGCAAGTGCTAATACCACTCTTGATATATTGACCCAATACGATTTCTCATCAAAAACCTATTTGCAGTTTGATGGCAATGCCTACATTGTGTTTGAAGAAGGTGATAAGTTAAAAATAACTACTCAGTCTGCAAGTTCATTCAGTTTTATAGCCACATTTGAAGAAGAAGGGTTGACTAGAGCATGACCTACCTAGAACTTGTAAACGATGTGTTAGTGCGCCTCAGAGAGCCTGTTGTAACCACTTTCAACGAAACCACCTATTCCACTTTGATTGGCAAATTTGTCAATGATGCAAAGCGTCAGATTGAGGATGCTTTTGCTTGGAATGTATTAGGTCAGACAATTACCCTGTCTACTACTTCTGGCACATATTCCTACTCTTTAACTGGTTCTGGTCAGAAGTTCCAAGTTCAAGATGTGATTAACGCTACTAGCAATGTTGGTATGAAGAATATCGACTTTGTTAGTATGAATCGGTATCAGAACTTCTCTACCCCTATAAATGGTATTCCAACGAATTACGCTTTTGATGGCGTAGATAATAATGGCGATACTAAAGTAACTCTCTATCCCCGTCCTGATGGCGTGTATAGCATCCCATTTGCTTTAACTATCCCACAAGCCACTTTGACTGCTGATTCAACTGTGGTGAAAGTTCCTGATACTTTGGTGTCTCAAAACGCCTATGCCCGTGCTTTGGTTGAGCGTGGTGAGGATGGCGGCTTATCTTCCTCAGAGGCATATAACTTATATAGAGCAATGTTGTCTGACCACATAGCATTGGAAGGCACACGCTATCCTGAGAATCAGGAGTTTGTCTCTATATGACCCAAGCGTTAAAAACCTTTAGTGTTCAAGCACCAGGCTTCTTTGGGCTAAATACGCAAGACTCACCTCTTACTTTAGAGGCGGGATATGCGGCTATTGCCACAAACTGCGTGATTGACCAATATGGTCGTATTGGGGCTAGAAAAGGTTGGTCAAGAGTTAACTCATCAAGTGGTAACTTAGGCGCAAACGATGTAAAAGTAATACATGAATTAGTGCAATTAGATGGCACTTTGACTGTATTGTTTGCTGGAAACAACAAGTTATTTAAGTTGGATGGCTCTAACGCTGTTGTGGAATTGACCTATGGGGGAGGGGGTACAGCCCCTACCATCACAGCAAGTAACTGGCAATGTGCATCTTTGAATGGCATTACCTATTTCTTCCAATCTGGCTTTGACCCATTGATCTATGATCCTGCGGTAAGTACTACTACTTATAGGCGTGTGTCTGAGAAGACGGGCTATACAGGCACAGTTCCTTTGGGAAACATTGTGATCTCTGCATTTGGTCGCTTGTGGGTGGCTGATACTACGGCAGACAATGTAACGATTAGTTTCTCTGACTTGTTGGCAGGGCATAACTGGACTGCTGGAACATCTGGAACTCTTGATGTTTCTAGGGTTTGGGCTAATGGTGCAGATCAGATCATGGGGTTGGGCGCACACAATAATTACTTGGTTATCTTTGGTAAACGTCAGATATTAGTCTATCAAGGGGCAACAACCCCTTCCACAATGTCATTGGCTGACACCATAGGCAACATTGGTTGTTTATCAAGGGATTCCATAGTTTCTACTGGTTCAGACATTGTTTTCTTGTCTAACTCAGGTGTGCGTAGTTTGTTGCGTACTATTCAAGAGAAGTCTGCCCCATTGCGTGATTTGTCCAAGAATGTGCGTAATGACTTGATGACTTATGTTGCATCAGAGACATTGGCAAACATTAAGGCTGTTTATTCAGAAGTTAATGCTTTTTATCTTTTAACCCTTCCTGTTGCAAAACAAGTCTATGTATTTGATACAAAGGCTCAGTTACAGGATGGTTCATCAAGGGTAACAACTTGGGATTCTATTGAGCCAACTGCTCTTTTGTCTCGCAGAAATGGTGATTTACTGATTGGTAAGAATGGGTATGTTGGTAAGTATGGGACATATCTTGACCATGCTTCTACCTATCGTTTTCAGTATTACACAAACTATGCTGACCTTGGTGATCAGAACATTACATCAATCCTAAAGAAGATTTCGGTTGTTGTTATTGGTGGAACTAACCAAATATTGACAATCAAATGGTCTTATGACTTTTCAGGTCAATATTATGCAACGCAGGCGCAAATTCCTATTTCAACAATTGCAGAGTATGGAATTGCTGAATATGGTGCAAATGGTAGTCCAGTAGCATACTATTCAACAGGCATACAGATTGGAACTTTAATTGGTCAAGCGTCTGGATTTGGCAAGGTTGTGCAAACGGCTTATGAGATTGAAATCAATGGCTCGGCTATCAGCATCCAGAAGATTGAGATTCAGGCTAAAAACGGAAAACTTGGGTAAGGAATAAATATGGCTAATTACACGAAAACCACCAACTTTGCGGCTAAAGATGCGCTTGCGTCAGGCAATGCTTCCAAGGTTGTCAAAGGTACTGAAATCGACACAGAGTTTACTAATATCCAAACTGCTATTGCTTCAAAGGCAGATGGAACATTTACGAACTTCTCGTTTGTTGAAGCATCTAATGTCTTGTATATCTACAATATAGCAACGCCTGTGGCAAAGATTGATGCCTCTGGTAACTTAACTGTGATTGGCAACATTATTGCGAATGGATCAATGTAATGAAAGCATCAGAAATCATCAAAGCAGATGCGGTCAAGCGCAAAATTGACCCTAATAGGGCGTTACTTGCTGTAAATCAGTCTGTCAAAAACAAGTCTGGTATTTTGATGCAAGAGAATGACTCTGTTCTTTTGGTGCGTAAGATTAACCCAACATCAGCAGAAATTCATTTGTTTACTGAAGACAATCCTACGACATTGGCAAGGGCTGTTATTGGCTTTGTCAAAAGAGGCAAGGCGTTAGGCATTAAGACTGTCTACGGGAAAGCAGATAACAAAGGAATTGTTGAACTGATGAAACGTCTTGGTTTGGATGTACAAGCATCTGACTTGCCACAGTACAACTGGAAGGCAAATATATGAGAAATAGTCTTGCTTTATTAGGTATACCAGACCTCCCCATTCGTGCGTTTCGCCATGTGGGAGACAGAAGAATTCAGCCCCAAGGTGGTGGTGGTGGAATTATTAACGAGATCATAGAAGCACCAGGCAATATTGTTGAAAGTGCATCAGAGACTTTGGCTGATGTTGATGACACAGTAAATCAAGAAATTCCAGGCGGTTGGGCAACTGTTATAAATGTTGCAACAGCAGGACAAGCGACTCCTTATGTCTCAGCGGCTCAAGCGGCAGTTGCATTAGACAAAGGTGCAAGCCTTGAAGATGTTGCCAAAAACTATGCTATTAGTCAAGTTGCTGGTCAGGTTGGTAGTGCAGTAGGCGCAGAAACAGGCTCTAATTTGGCTGGCAATGTTGCTGGTGGCACTACTGGTGGATTATTGAGTGGCGCAACGCCAGAGCAAGCATTAACAGGTGGATTAACAAGTGGTGCAATAAGCCAAGTAACACCATCTACTTTATTAAGTTCTGGTGGAACTTCAGGACAAGGAACAACGGGAGCAAATAACATGGCAGTTGATGATTACACATATTATGGTGGCGGTGACGCTTTTGACACAACAAGTGGATTGTTTTCGCCAACCACAATCCCTGCACAAGATATAACTGGTGGAGAAGGCTTCTACGATACAGGTAGCGCACCTTACACACAGGCTCAGATTGATGCCCTAATTCCACTAACCTATGGTGGAAATAATGCTCTCTCATCCCTAGATGCGGTTACACAAGCCGCAATCAAAAAAGCATTGGCGGCTGGTGGTAGTGCGGCTCAAGGTGCAATGAACTTCCTAAGTCAAAAGGGCGTTGTCCAAGGTGGTTTAGGAACTGCCGCTAACTTAATGCAATTGCAAGCGGATAGAGAAGCGGCACAGCAAGCACAAGCAAGAATAGGTCAAGCGACACAACAAGCGGTTGCTGGCTCACAGTTCAGACCAGTTGGCACAACTACTCGTTTTGGCACATCTAACTTCCAAGTTGATCCTGCTACGGGTCAGTTGGTAAGTGCTGGCTATACAGCCGCACCTGAGATAACTTCTGCCCAGAATCGTTTATTAGGGCTTGGCGCTAGTTACTTAGCGCAATCTCCTGAAGAGGTTGCTCAACAGTACATGACAAGGCAATATGATTTGCTTGATCCTAGCCGTCAGAGACAGTTAGCCGCTATTAGAAACCAACAATTCCAAACAGGTCGCGGCGGTTTGTCAGTAGGTTCTACTGGTTTGCGTCCAAGTGGCGCACAAGGTTTGATGGGTGCTAATCCTGAATTGGAAGCCTATTACAACGCTTTAGCACAACAAGATGCACAGTTGGCGGCACAAGCACAACAAGCAGGTCAACAACAAGTTACCTTTGGTACAGGTTTGTTTGGTGAGGCTGGTAAGTTAGAGAACATGGCACAACAACCATTTGCTCTAAGCCAAGGACTTGCCCAACAATCATCTGCGGCTGGTGCAAGGGCTGGTCAACTTGGTATACAAGGCAATGTATATGGCAATGCCATAGGCTTGTCTTCTGCTAATACTACTAATCCATTTGCAACAGTTCTTGGTGGACTGAGTAGTCCAACATCATTGTTGGCACAAGGTTTAGGGTCATACTTTGGCTCTACCGCACCAACAACTGGTGGAATAACAAGTCAAGGGATGATGTCACCAACAATAGACCCCTATGGTAACTATGTGCCACTTGGCTACGCAAACTTTTAAGGAGTAATCATGGCAACAGATATCGTAGGTGGATTGTTTGGTATTACTCCTCAATCGTATGAAAGACAGCAATACGAGCAATCATTAAGAGAAGGTAAATCATTTGGCACTCCTGAAGGTCTTTACGCCTCTGCCGCACAACTAGGTCGTGGCATTGGCGGTGCTTTGGGTGCTGAAGACCCACAGTTACGTTTGATAAGCGCACGAAATGCTGTTGGACAAAGCATTGACCCTAATGATCCTGCAACAATCCAAAGAGGCATACAACAATTAGCAAGTATGGGTGATCAAGAAGGCGCAATGAGACTTGCTGATTACCTTAGAAAAGCACAAAGTGACTATGCTTTGATTCAGCAAAGAACTGCTGAGAAGATGACTCCAGAACAGCGTAATGCTTTGGCTTATGCGGCATCTACTGGTGCGCCACAAAACTCGCCTGAATTTGGTCAAGCCTATCAGCAAAAATTATCAGAACTCATTTCTAAAACAGAAACGACAACTCCTGAAATGAAAAATGCCGCCGCAGTAGCCTCCGCAAGTTTCCCTATTGGTTCACAAGAGTACAAAGAACTTTATAAGAATGAGTTGGCTCGTTTGACAACAAAAGGCGAAAAACAAAATGTTAAAGAGGTTGGTGTTGCCGCAGGAAGTAGAGAGGCGGTATATCTTGATGTAAATAATGATCAACAGTTTGTTTACCAAAAAGGTGCGGATGGTAAGCAGATTCGTGTTCCTTATTTCGGTGGAATTGATCGTGTTACATCATCTACAAAAGTTGAAGCAGAGAAAAAACAAACAGAATTTGAAAAAATACTTGATAAGAAAGATGCAGATAGAGTAGATGCCGCAATGACATCTAGAGACAATTCAATAGCATCATTAAACTCTTTACAAAGATTAAACCAACTTGACCAAAGCGCTTTAATTAGTGGTGCTTTTGCCGCGAATCGTGTTGGATTGACTAATTTCCTAAACACATTAGGCTTAACAAGTCTTAAAGATAGGGATGATCTTGCTAAATCTGAAAATTATCAGAAAACAGCAGGAGATGTTATCTTGGCAACTCTTGGTGGAAGACTTGGTTCTGGATTCTCAAACGCTGACAGAGAGTTTATTCAAAGCCTTGTTCCTCAACTTAACAACAGTCCAGACGCTCGTAAGCAACTTATTGAGTTTATGGTCAAGAAAAACCAAACAATTATTAATGAAGCAAGTCGTTTGGAAAACTATGCAAGAGATAAGAAAACACTTAAAGGTTTTGTTCCAACAATTCCTCTTGTTTCAACACAACCAACAACTTCTGGTGCTTTACAAAGTATGTCAACTGAGCAATTACAACAAATGCTCAAAACCGCTAAATAAAGAGGTAAAACATGGCCGCTACATTCTCAAAAGAGGAACTTCAGGCTGAAATTGCCCGTAGACAGGGTGTTGTCAACGCTGGTTATGAATCTGTTCTTGGTAAAAAACAAGAAGATACTGGACTAAAAGAGTTTAAAAAAGCAGGTGAGTCTTTGCTCAAGGGAAGTACCCGTGGAGTAATTGACATCATTGGTGGATGGGGTAATTTGTATGATTACCTAAAGAAAAACCCAAACCCAAATGCTTTTTCTACTGCTGGCATAGTAAAAGGTATAAAAGATTTATCTGGTGTTGATATACAAACAATCCCAGGCTATCGAGGTGTTTATGAGTTTGGTGCGGCAGGTGCGCCAGCGGCAGTAACTACTGCGGTTGGATTGCCTGGTCTTTTTGCTCGTACTCCTTTAGGCGTTGCAGGTGAGTTTGTAACTGGTGGATCAACAGGTCTTTTTGGTCAAGCAATTGCTCCTGAGAGTCCTTTGGCACAAGTTGCTATACAAGCATCACCATATCTAGTTAAGGGTGGAGTCTTGGGTGCAAAGTCCTATACTGAAAATAGGGCAATCAAAGATTTCGTTAAGGATATGCCACCTGAACTAGAAAATAAGTTCAAGAACTTTATGGTTCGTGGACAAGGTTCTGATGATCCTGAAATTGCTAGTTTGATTCAGAGATTGCGTGTTGATCCTAAGTATGCAGAGATTTTTGCCAAACTTGAGCAAGGTGCAACTACTGCCGCAACTGAAGGTATGCAACCTAAGACAAGAATTACTGATGAGCGTCAGGCGGCTACTGGTGCATCTCAAGCGGTTCAAAACAAGATACTGAAGTTGTTTGAAGATCGTAAAACTGCTGGCTCTGGTGCTTTTGATAAGGCTAAAGAATATGGTGGCGACAGAGGAATTGTTGCTCCTGACAAGATGCTTTCTAATGTTGAAGATTTGTTAGATAGATTCCGTAAAGGTGCTACTGACAGTTCTAGAAATGCAGTTTCATTTTTAGAAAACTTTAAAAAGAATATTTCCACACCAGATGTAACTATGGGCGAACTTAAACGCCTACAAGAAACAAATCAATTGGCAGGAAAATTAACTGTTGATCAAACACAGTCTTTACTGTCTGAGTTTGGTCGCAAAGCATCTCAGGGCGAGTCTTTGATTAAAGACATCTCATTGACAGATGAGAAAGTCATTAGTTCGGCTATTTTTGGTGGTCTTAAAGATGATTTAAGAGCCGCTAGACTTGCCGCCAAGACACCTGATGATATTGCCGCTACAAACTTGTTGATTACGGCTAGAAACGATGTGCAAAAGGCTTCTGACGTCTATCGTGATGCCATTGCTCAAGGAATACCTAATTTCTTGAAAGACAAAGCCTTATCTGAAGTCTCTTTTGACAAACTGTATGGCGAGTACAAAAACCTTGATCCATACAATCGTGGCTTGTTTAGAAAGTATGTAGAAGATACAGATGTAGAAGCATTGAAGTTCATCGACAAGAATGTTTATGATGACTTTATTAACTCTGCTAAAAAAGAAAATCGTGCTGGCGTATTGGCCGTTGATCTTGGTACTTTGTCATCAAATTGGGAAAAACTGCCTAAAAACTCTAAAGATGCGCTAGTTCAATCTTTGGGAGCAAATGCAGATGAGTTTGCAGGCCGCATGAAAGACGCTGGTATTTTTGCTAGAAAGATGCAAGTTGGTACTATTTCTGAGGCTAGAGATATTGTTCCTCAAGGTCTAAAGGCTAGTACGGCGGCTACTGTTGGTGCTGGTGCAGGATATGAAATGGCAAAAACAGCACAAGTTGGCATTGATGTTTTAAACATGATTGGCAAAGGCGGTTTGTCTGACGATATGGTTATGAGGGCTTTGTTAACCCCTGAAGGCGCTACTTTCTTGAAGGCTGGTTCACTAACTCCAAGATCACAAAAAACATTGGATGCTTTGACTAACATGAATCAGTCTATGGCAATCCCTAAGTTCATTGGCGCACAAGTAATGAGGGCTGGTTCACAAATGAGTACAGAGCCTCCTGTCGTTCAAGAAGAAGCACCTACTGGTATGCCAGAAACACCTACTACTGCACAACCAGAGTTCAGCAGGGCAGAACTTGAGGCAGAACTGTTGCGTAGACAACAAGAACAACAGCCACAGGAGTAACCCATTGATCCTTTTTCTCTCCTCATGTTGGCACAAGGTGCAGTTGGCTTTATTAAGCAAGGCTGTGCAATGCTCCATGAGGGGCGAATGGAACTTGAAGGTGCTAAGAAGACAGTTGAAGGCGTACTTGCAGATGTCAAGGCAATCAAGGGCATTTGGCAGTGGCTCATTGGCCTACTTAACCCAAAGCCCAAGTCCAAGTCAACAGAAGAAGCCCCCAAGCCTCTGGCGAAAGCGAAGGTCGCCGCTAAGAAGCAACAGTCTTATGAGGAAATGGAACTCTTACTCATTAAGGACATTGGTGAGAAACTTGGTCTTTTATTCGATACACAACAGCAAATCAACAATCACTATCGGTCATTAGAGGAAGAATCAAAGAATGTCTATGATCCTGACCAAAATAGTAGCAAGAAAGCAATTGAGAGGACTCTAATTGAGTTGCAACTTGAGAAACTGATGGAACAAGTAAGGGAGGCGATGGTGTATGCGCCCTCTGAGTTGAAGGACTTGTATGGCAGATTCTTGAAGATGTATGCAAAAATTGAGCAAGAGCAAGAGTGGGCGAGGTCGGAGATGATCCGAAGGGCAAGGATAGAGCGTTGGAGACAAGAACAAAGGGAGATTCGCCAGATTGAGATGATAAGTGGGTTG